ACAAAAGGGAAGTTGCTCTCTAATAAATTTTTATCTATCGTTTTCCCACTCGTATTTATAAATCGCAATTCGACAACATACCGATCTTCAAGCAATATTTTCTTTTCTAATCCATTCAAGAGGGAGACAAACCATTGTTGGTTTTCGATATCAGTATCAATTACAAAGACTACTTCAATAGTCTTTGTAACGAATTTATAGAGGTCCGGTCTCGCTTCAATTAGCTTAAAGACTTCTACTCTATATTTCTTGCTAATTTCTTCTTTAACAAAATCAACTATCTTGATGGTAAGAAATGTATACCGCTCAAGCAATTTAACTATGGTAGCCTCCATCTTCTCTCTTCTATCCTACTGTTGACCGGATGCGCTACCGTGCAACAAAGAATGAACCAAGTAGAGCAAGCCGGGATAGAAAGAATTTATAATTATTCATACAACAAAGTATTTTATGCCTGCGAAGATTCAATCCCCCGAATGTTTTGGATAATACGGGAAAGCAATTTTGATGAGGGATATATATTCATACAACCAGAAGAAGCTCCATTAACAAATGCAGGGATTAAAATTAAAAAAATAGATAACAATAAGACGCTCATTAAAATTTTAGAATTTCATTCTTTAGCAAAAAAAGGTTTCTACAGAGACTTCTTCTCCCGATTAGATGCTTTGTTAAACCGGAAACAATAATCACGAACTCACCTCACCGTCAACGATTGCTTTAACCCGAAAGAATTTTTAAGCGCCCGATAGGTTTTACTCGATGGACTACTGACCGACCCTGCGACCGCCTCATCAATGATAATGTTTATCTGCTCCCTGTCGCCGATCTTCTGCCTGTCTGTTTTTACGTTCGACCCTTCCGGCGCATAGACGTTTATCTCAACGCCCCCATTACCGGTTGATTTGACCCCCAAATCTCCGCTTCCGGTGCGGAATAATGGCATGATGGCTTCCGTACCGGCTTCCCCGGCAAGACCCATCCCGCCGTCTGCCATCGGGAACAATGTCGGGTGGGTAATCAAGCCACCCTCTAAAAAGGGAACAAGCCGATTCCCGGAAAAGACGTTTCCGTGAGCAGACGTTGTTTTGGCTGGACTAAAAAAATCAGATATCGCACCTCCCAATGGCTCTGTGATTGCCTTTCGTATGATAATCCGCTCGATATCTTTCAGCAAAGAAGACAAGACTTCGCTGAGTTTTTTGCCCTCGATAATCGCATCCTCGAATGCCGATCGAAAAGTAAACCCCAAATCTTTCGCCGCGTTCTTCATCTTGTTTGTTGATTCGGCGCTTTTATCAAGAGTGTCCTTCGCTTTCTTCGCGGCACGATCAAACGTTTCCTGATTGATAGCACCAGCAGCCAACAAATCGTTGTATTTCGCCATCTCGTCGTTGTATTTTTCCTGCGCCGTACGAAGCGAATCCGTTAAAGTTTTCCCTTCAGCCAATTTTGCAAGTTTTTCTGCCGTTGAATCAGCTCCATTTCCCATCGAAACTGTTCCCGCAGTAACCGTGTCTGAAATGGCATCCAAAGTCTTTTTTATATTCGCCCCATAATCTCCCCAGATTTTTCCCATATCTTTTATGTAATTCTTCGCGGCTTCTCCAGCCTCCTTAAACTTTCCCGCAAAAACATCACTTTTGATTTCTTTATATGCCATCACCGTCTTAATCAATGTATTTAATGCCGAAGCTTCCGTTAACAAAACATCAACCACCCCGACCATTACCATCGCCGTCCATTTTCCGGCTTCTCTGAAACCCTCAAGCGCCGTTGTGGAACTTTTTATATTGTCCGTAAGATTTGCCATCGTCGGGATGAACCCGGAAGTAAAGCTTGTTATCAATCCCTGGGAGACGCTCGCCATGCGCTTCATGTTGTCATTAAACTTATCTGCGGCGGCGGCAAGGTCGCTGCTTAAAACCACTCCGAACCCTGCGGCCTCTTCGGCAAGTTTTTTTATCCCGTCTTTCCCGGAATTAAGTATCGGGATCATCTGGGCGCCGCTTTTGCCGAAAAGAAGTTGCGCGGTTGCCGATTTCTGCACTCCGTCGTGCATCTTCGACAAAGCGTCTGCGGTCTCAAGGAACAGGTCATAATTACTTTTTAATCTCCCGTTATTGTCGGTAACGGTGATGCCGAGGGAGTTAAATGCCGCAACATTTTCTTTGACTCCTTTTGCCCCGTTAAAAATGGCATTGTTGAATTTCTGGAAGGATGTACTCAGTCCCTCTATTTCAACCCCCGATAATTTCGCCGCGTATTCAAGGCTGGATAATTGTTCGGCGGTCATTCCCAGGGATTGTGCCATTTCACCTATTTGGTCGGCGTGGTCAATGGTCTTTTTGACGCTGACGGCAATGGCCGTTCCTGCGGCGACAAACGCCGCGATGATCATCGTGGAATTGAGTTTTGCTTTGGCGGATATTCTTTGCAGATCGCGCTCCGCTACAAAAGCGGCCTTATCCATCGCGGACGAGAACTGCGCGGTATCTGCGCTTAGCAGGACGTTAAGGCTGCCCAATGTCCCTAACAATGCCATTTTATCGTCTCTTCTTTTTTATTCTCGACCCGAACATCTTCGACAATGCTTTCTTTGTGTCCACCAGCTCGCCTTCCATTTTCAGGCTGAAATAAGCCAGCCATTCGGTGATCTCCTTACTCGTCGTTCGGGCCAACAGTTCTTTGACGGTTGTCCCCAATTTTTCGGCAAGGAAAAAATAAACCCTTCGTTCAGGGTTGGAAATTAACTTTTTTTTTCCTTGCTGAGTTCGTCAACTCCCAGACCGTTCAGGCGCATAGCAACCAGACAAATCTTCTCTAATGATGCCGAGGACAATTTCCCGATAGCCTCGACATCATCATCCCTGAAAAGCCGGTTCCCTTTTTCGTCAACGACGCAGAATTTGACCAGCTTCGCCCGTGGAGAGATGATCTTACCGGAAGCGTCTTTTTCCCGGATTGATTGCTCCCACGCATCCCGGGAAGTTCCGCTCATTTCTGAGACCAGTATCTCACCACCCCATTCCTCAATTGTCACGATTTCGGTCTTCAAAGAAGTTTTCGCAAGGATTTCTTCACGCTTCAGCATATTCTTATCCGGTTTTGGTTAACTCTCAGAAATTTCTCCTGAAATTTCCAGTTGGACTGACGCCTTTACCACCCCGTCAATCGCCCCTGAGATTGCGAAGCCGGTAACGATTGCATCAAATGTCCACTCCGTCTCTTCGGCGTCGGTGAATACGATTTTTACGCTGATTGTTGTCCCGTTTTCTTTTGCCGTGCGGAGTGCCGCATGTTGCGTGTTGCTCGGAATGAGGTTGCACTCGAAGGAAAGTTGCCCGTTGTCGTTAAGACCTGCGATTTTTTCTTTCGCCGTGCTGGAAAGGTCAGTTACGTCAATGACCGATACTGTCCCCCCTGGGCCGCTAAACGAATTGATCTCCGCGATGGTATTGTACGAAAGCGGAGAACCGGAGCCGAGCTGTAACAATGTCCCCTGTGCCTTGATCGCGCTATCACTCATACATCCCTCCTTTTTTGAGATGGTTAATAAATGCTGCTCCCCTTAAAAAAGAGAGGCCGATCCCGCCGTGCACGGAATCGGCCCCCAAGTTGTACGTCTCTATTATCACCCCACCAGCGGGGAAAAAGCAAGAACTATTCCCACAGGATTCACCGAAGATTACGTCTATCTGTTTTTCGCAAGTATTTATCAAAATATTCTCGGTTGTATTCTACTGCTCGCTCATGTTGACATCGCGGGTGTCCACAGGTTTTTATATATATCGGCCTAATCTGGCAGTATGGGCACAATTTCTGTTTTACGTTTCTGCTAATAATCACCTCCTTTTGCGCTCAAAGTATCGTCAAGGCAACCCCACAGGCTATTCTAAACCAACGGAATAAATCCATCTGGAAACCTAATCCGAAATTTTTCTTGAAACCCCAATGTGTGTTCGCCGGAGACCAAAGAGACATCGCTCCGTCCCAAATAAGATATAAACCAATCAAAATTTTAAACATTGTCATCTCTTCCTCCCCCCAACCCTCCTTTTTAAAACCTCTGCTTTCTACACAAACCATAATTATTCTTGACATCCGTTTTCCGCGCGTAAATATCGAAAAGCGTCTGGTCGTCTTCTTTGGTCACACACCCGTCCAGCTCAACCCGGGCAATAAACTCAAACTCCCACGGTAAACATTTCTTGCCGTTCCTGATTTCGCGGATGAGGAAATCACTTTCTTTCTTGGTCATACATTCACCGCGTACACCGCTCTCAACCACTCCGCAATCAACAGTCCATCAGCGTCTTTAAACCTCCCATAGTCCACTTGTGGATATAATCTCTTTGCGATGCACAAGGAATCTGCTTTCAAATCTTCTTTCTTTAACCCTTTCGGGAGTAATTTTCTCTGCCATTCTTTCGAGTCGCAGTAGCAGTAAGAGAATTTCATTTGCTCAACGATAATCAACAACGCCTCAAGAGCGCGGAGAGCTGAAGCTGTCGCCTTAAATCGTTTGGGGTTTACCATCGGGCGCTCGATCGCAACCTTAACCGGCTTGTCTTTATAGGGCGTTAACAGAAGGCTCAATTTGTCAAAATCTATGCGAGTTATGTTTTGCTTTTTCTTGGTATAGGACAACTCGCTCTTGACAGGTATCTTCAAAAGCCTGACCTCGTTCGTTTCTGTATCAATAATCCCGATCAATCCGGTAACACCATTGTCAACGCCGATGTAAATCATTTCTTCTCCTTCACGCAATCACAAACAACTTTATATCCTCTACTTGATATATATTCACCTGTCCCTTTACATTTTTGGCACGGCTCAGGCTGATTTAGATAGCTCTCGAATTTGTTGCTATAAAGTGTTTCTGGCCGGAGGTATTTACTCATATTGGGGTCGTTTTTCCACTCGGCGACTTTTTTCCGGTGTACTGTTTTGAAGTTTTCTAAAGTAAACCCTTCATTAAACCTTGCACGAATCAAGTCTTGGGTCTTTTGAGAGGTACTCTTATAAACTGTTTTTAAGTGGCTGTTCAGGTCGTCAATGATTTCTTTGTGTGGGATATGTGTAGAGGATACTCCCTTCCCTTCCCTTCCTTTCCCTAAGACAGGCGTTTCGTAACCGTTAGATAACGGTGTTTTAACCGTTATTTCACCGTTATCCGGTGGAATTTCGCTTTCTTTTTCGGTGAAATGTGGATGCTGGTGCTTTAAAAAGTTAATGATTTCAATGTATTTTTTGTCATCAACGGAATATCGTTTTATAAAAGGTTTCTTGTTTAACTCTGACAGGATTTTTTCGATGTTTACTTTTTTGTTGATTTCAGAAAGGTCAGAGGAAAAAAGCTTTGCTTTGATCTGAACGGGTTTGTCAAACAGCCGGCCTGCTTTATCGGCTAAACACCATAAACCGGCGAATACAAGGCGGTGTTCGAACGGTAATTGAGCCAAGTCCTCATCTTCAAAAAAATCTGGTTTTAACGAGCGTATCCGTGCCACCTCTCACTTCCTTTCTTTTATCTCACCCTCAACTCTTCGCGGTAGAACATCTGGGTCTGAGCGTTTTCGATGCGGCGTTTGGCAGTTTCAAAATATTTTGGTACTATCTCAATGCCGATGAAGCTGCGGCCCGTGTTTTTGCATGCTACTCCGGTCGTGCCGCTGCCCATCGTGAAGTCTAGCACCGTGTCGCCGGGGTTTGTGTAGGTCTTTATTAGGTATTCCATGAGGGCGACGGGCTTTTGGGTAGGGTGGACATATTTGCCGTCTGATTGCTTTGAGAAAACAAGTATGCTCTGCGGGTTCTTGTACTCATACGTCCTCGTTACTCCGTCACTGTAGCGCAACGGAGAGCTATCGCTTGCGCCGTAAACACGACTGCGTATTGGCTTCCCCCTTTTTACTTTTTGCGGGTTCCAACTACTGCCGCACTGGAAAACTGAAATAATTTCGTGCCGCCTCATCGGAACGTACTTGGCGATTTGAAATCCCGAGGGTCGCACCTTGTCCCAAACCCAGTCATACCTAAACTCTTTTAGGTTGCTCATTCTAAGCATAGAAGAAAACGGTTCAGACCCAAATAAAACAGAGGCCGCGTTCTTCTTCGCCACGTGCTTGATCCCGGCCCACATCGGAGCAAACGGGATCACACTGTCCCACTTGCAAGCTGTGGTGCCGTAAGGCGGATCAGTCAGAACAAGGTCTATTGACTTATCTGGTATTTTCTTCATCTCCTGCAAGCAATCCCCTAAAATCAACTCAATCTTTACGCCCATATCATAAGCAATAATCCGAGAATGAGCCTGATATACCGAATATGATTTTGCAAAAACCTTTCTCTGCCCCAATAACAACAAATAGAAAACCAAGCATCGCAGAATATCCAAGTTCCAATGATGGTTAGTAATTTATGGTTCATTTCGTCAAAAACGAAAACTCGGCGTTCTTGCCTACTTGTACCGGCTTAAACCCATCTACCCATTTGAACCATCCTTGTTTAGCATCTAAAGGTAGCCCCAAGATAGTCTTTTCGCTGGGGGTAAGATCCCGGATTAAACCAGCCGCTCTTATTTGTTGTCTATCCCTATTGGCGCGGATATGATGATGGTCAAGTCCCCATGCGATAACATCTGCACTCGAAAATATATCCTTCTCTTTCATAAACTGCTTGAGTTCTTCTTTGAGGTTACGGTCTTTCATGGGTTGAAAATGGAATCTTCTTTGGAGATTCTTCTCTCTGCCATTTTTATATACGCTGGGTTGAGTTCTATGCCGACATAACTTCTGCAAAGTCTTTTTGCTACTGCGAGGGTAGTACCAGAGCCACAAAAAGGGTCTAATACAACACCAGCTTTCGGGCAACCAGATCTTATTGGAGTCTCAACTAAAGATTCAGGAAAAGTTGCAAAATGTGCGTCTTTATATGGTTGAGTAGGTATAGACCAGACAGAACGTTTATTGCGTCCTTTTTGGGTATTCCACGGACTCACTAAATAATCGCTATTTTCAAATTGATAAGTAGATATCGCACAATTATTTTCCCGTCCTACATTTCCACCACCTTTATATCGGTGGTATCTTGCCCTTGGGCTTCCAATTTTTTCAGCTATTTCGAGTGGAATTTTTGTATTTCTATTTGGCCTTGGGCTATTCATAGTGTGCCGGGTTTGCCCGTCCGGGCCATCAATCCATTTATGCTTATTACTGACCGCTCTCTCTAACCGCTCGATGCTGCATTGTTTGACCGGCTCGTACTGGGTCTCGAACCAATACTTTTTATTTTTTACGAAGAAAAATAGGTACTCAAAATCAACGGTGAACCGGTCTTTGACTGACGAGGGCATACAATTTGGTTTATGCCAAATAATGACGTTACGAAGTATCCAACCACGGTTTTGCATTTCAATAGAAAATCTGGCAGGGATATTGCATAATGATTTCGGCGGCAGTCCTTTAACCCTGGTTGGTTTTCCGTGCCTGCGGATATCGCAGAGCTTCCCAAGCTGAGTATGCCGTCGCGCATACATTCTGTCGGAATCTCCGCCTTTGCCGGAATTACTATAACTATCCCCCAAATTCACCCAGCAACTTCCGGTAGGTTTGAGCACGCGCTTCACCTCATCGAAGATGAAGCAGAGATTGGCAATATATTCTTCAAAGGTTTTCTCCATCCCGAGTTGGCCTTCGACACCGTAATCCCTCAATAACCAATAAGGTGGAGAAGTAACGACACAATCAATACTTTCCTGAACAAATGTTTTTAATACTTCCAATGCGTCTCCGCAATATATTTTATTCATCTTAAAACAACAGGCTGGCGGCAGTTGGTCTGCAATAAAATCCGACCTATTAAAGCTCTTATGCGGTATATCAGGGTACCACCCCACGCCAGCCATTTATCCGTTCTTTATTGTCCAATACTTCTCTTTTGCCCTACGGTACATCAACCCCAAAACAGCACAGGTCTCTTTACTCTTGCTTAATGCCTCGTCAAGCGGGATTTTCTTCGCTTGCAACTCTTTGATTTTGCCTTGTAAAATGATGATTTCTAACTTGAGTTCGTAGGTGCTTTTCTCAACGGTTGCCCGGGAATGTATCGCCTCCGTGAGTTGCTTTTGGGTATCGTCCATGAAGCGGAGCAAGGAATCAAAGTCATTGAGTGTCGAAACGATGTCCGTCATACCTTCTCGACTTTGTAATTCGACTTCCCCTGGACGATGTTGCCCTTGCCGTCAAGTAATGACTCTCTGGTGATCCGAACGGTACTTCCTTTGGGTATGGCATCAAACATCCGCATAATCGGCCCTGCGCCAGTAGTCCAGAACTTGTCCACTCCGCCGATATTGAGCTTGTACTGCACGGTGTCTTTGGTTGGGTCGTAGGATGACGGAACTATCCGATAGTCAACAAACAACGCGTCCGTGCTTTCCCCGATGTCAAGAACAAGAAACTTTGACTGCTTCTTTGCGAGGTCTTTCAATTCTCCCATTTCTCTCTCCTTTCTGTTTTTTAAACATAATTCGCACAATCCTTTTGGTCGTTTCCCGAATAAATGTATGCAATACTGGCATTCTTTATCCGTATCAAAGAAAGATTCATCCATCAGGTTAACTTGATTTCAAGTGGATAATCCCTCTGTTTTGGTTCAATCCCTTCCGTCTCATTTGCCCAAATAACCCGTGCTGCCAAGAACTCGGGGAATTTATCTTCAATCTCGGTAAAAAGATGTTTTTTCTTGTTCCGGCGGTATCCGAGTTGAAGAATGGCAAGTTTGTATTGCTCGCCCAAGGCGTGTTTATAGGCTGATACCTGCAACTTATGTGAGGGCCAGATTGATTGTGAGGTTTTATAATCAATGATATAGGGTATCCCCTCAATTTCAGCCTCGAGGTCAATCGTTCCAGCATAACTCAAGGTATCCTCAAAAACCACGAATTCATGGCGTAGAACTTTTGGTCTATTCTCCTTAAACCAAGTACTAAAGGATATTATGCATTCATATTCTTCCAAAGTGAGGGCTTCTTCTTTCTTCTGTTCTTCGGTGTCAATTTCTGAATCAACGAATTTACTGTTTATTTTTATGGTCTGGCCTTCAAGAAGTGCTTTGATCGCTTGATGAACCTTGCTTCCTTTATCCGCGGCTGCTTCTTTTAAAGCTTCGGCCTCATCCCAACCTTTATTCGCCAACCACTTGTAAAAACCAATGCCCTTCGGATAATGTTCGCAAATCCACGTAACGCTTGGAACGTATTGATACGAAGGCAACCCAGTCTTTAGGTCTATAGTTGGTTTGATGTACCAACGCTCATCAACGGTAGTTACCTGCAAAATCTTTTTTTCTCGGTCAACCTCTCTAATCTCCTTTATCATTTTTAAAGACCTCCTTCTTTTGTATCAACCTTTTATTCTCGCAGTCCTCTTTCCATCCTGCTCGGCAACATTTGCAGAAGTACGGTTTCCACTTTCCTCTCTCGATCTCAATTTTGCAGAGTTTTTTGTTGAAGCTCATTTGTTACCCTTTTTGTTCGCTGCGTTCTATGATTTCTTCAGCCTGTTTCAACCCCTGAATTTTTCCATCAGAGAAACCCTTTTTGTACCCTTCATCGTAAGCCTTCCTATAGATAGACATCGAGGACTTGGCCATTGCTTCTACCAATTTATCCATATTTCACCATCCTTTTCCTGCATACAAAATTACACTCTTTCCACCTGTTCCAATAGTAAGAATTTAATAATCGTCGAAGTTTAAGAAGGTCTTTGTTTGGCTTCATAACACTCCTTGCAAAACCGTTCCCCTTCCTCTATCAAACACCTGCACTGTTCACATCTCGGTTCTCTCTTAGGCGGGTTGGGGTATTGGTTGTCAATCATCTAAAACCTCAATCAGTTTAGAATAACATTCTCTGCATAAATGCATTTTATATATAATTTCACGGTATTCTCCCTTAACTACTCTTGTCTTTGGCGGGCTAATAATCAGCCCGCCTGGTCGTTCAAGGCTTACCTTACATTTATAACATTTCACTTCTATCATTTTTCACCTCTTTTTCTTCTCTGCGCTAATATGATAAGTCAATCTAAGATTCCACAACATCTTGGCACTACATTTTCTCCATTAAGCAATCGTTTTATTTGGAGTGGGTGATAACAAACCAAATTGCAATTTTCCCTACTATTTCCATTTTCATCAATCTCAACAACTTTTATAACATTTCTTACTTCAAGTTCTCCAACATCATGGGCAGAATAACATCCTTGTAAACTTACTAAATCCTTAACTTTCATTCCTTTCCTCTCTTTCTCCTCTGCGCTGAGGTGTTGGTTATCAATCATAACTTATCCTCTTTAATCAATCCCCATTCACAAAACTCAATCTTTTTTATAGTACCATCAGGATAGTATTCAATACTTTTTATCAATGGGCATTTGGCGGAATGGAAACCCCCACACCAATGACAACAACGAAATGTTGGTGTGCTTCTTGGAGCATTAGGGGTACTCATCTTATACGCTTAATTTCTTTCTCCTCTGCGCTGAGAGGATGGCTTGGGCAAGTTGCTGAATCCCCTTTTTGTTAATAAGCCTCGAAAGTAGCAATGGTTCTTTAACATAACTACCTATATAAGAGAAATCTGACAAAAAAGTTTCAAGTTCATCCTCCGTCAACCTCTCCTCTTCCTCAATTCTTTGAAGGGCGGAGAGGGCTTGGTCAATGGTAAGTGGTTCATTTTCAAAAAAGTTTTCTACTCTATTTTTGTTCAAAATAAAGTGCTCGAATCGTTCAAACACTTCCCTGCGCGTCATTCTTTTACCACCCAGACCTTAATACCAGTTTCTGTTGAATAAATCCCGACTGAAACGATTCTCAGTTCCTCTATTGAGAATGGAACCTCTAAATTTCCATCTTTGTCGGTTCTAACTCTTATAGTGATACTTGGAATATTGATGGAAGAGGAAACGATTTGGGGTGGTTTGCACCCCACTTGTGTCAATTTAACTATTTCTTTCAGTTCTTCTAATGACAGTCTCATCTTTCTCCTCCCCTATTTATTCACCGAGTTGGTGATTGATAAATCAATATCGCTTTCCACTTCGTTCCCCCATACATCCCAGCCTTCTGTTTTCTGGCGGGCGAATAGTTCTATGCGATTACTTTTAGGAAATAATTGTTCTATTCTTTTACGAAACTCATCTGGTTTTTGTGAGTGGCGAATAACTCTTTCTTCATAAAACTGTTTTACACCTTTACCTTTTAATTTGTGTTGTGGTATTCTACCTTTCTTTAATATAATACATAATTCACATCCACTCATAGTATAATTACCAAGTCTTGCACATCTTTTATGCCAAACAAACCCTACAGTAACATACTTAAACCCCCAAGACTCCCCCACTTCTATACATTCTTTCAAGTGAGGGCTTGTTACCCACAGGAACAAGATACAATTATCATCAGTAATTTTATTTATGGGTAGAAGTTTTAATTCATTATCGTGTAGTGTGTTGTATATTTCTTCTATATTTTGTCTTTTAGGGTCATTAAACATTTTAGACCTACCGCCATATCTCCACGGCGGGTCAGCATAGATTATCTGATATTTTTTCATTCCTTCCCCTCCACCAATGCGAGGATTTCAGAGGTGATTACTTCTATTTCTCCTTGGCAAAGTCTTTCTGGACGAGCAGGGAAATAGGGCAATTTAACTTGTTCCAATGTCCTCATTACCTTCTCCCTCTCCGGCGATTGGGAATTGGTGGCGTGAGAGATGAGGGTCTGCAATCCTTGAATAATTTTATCTCGTTCTTCAATTACAGTTTCGGGATATTTACCTTCTCTAAATTTTACATTCCAGCTTTGTATCAATTCTTTTCCTACCTTAATCGCTTCCTTCACATCCATTTCATTCTCCTTATCTGTCATTTTCCTTTCAATAATTTTTGCTCGACGAGGTAACAAAATGCTTTAGCCAATCCGTCTTTATCCCTTAGCATATCAAGACACGATTGAGCCGAGTTTCTGTGGCATGGTAAATCTCCTTTTTCAATTCCAATAAAATCGTGAAGTTCCGATGTCCTTGAAATATGCATAATCCTTCGCCCACTTCGGAACCCCGAACCGCTTGATGTTTTCGTGTGCTAAGTATGGCAATGAGTTGTCATAACTATCAATCAATTTCTTAATCAACGCATATACTCGTTTTTCATAGATAGTAAAACTGTTGTCTATGGCTTTTCGGTATTGAGCGGATTTGAATTTGTAGGCGCAGGATTTCAGGAGAGCTTTTTCGTAACCGTACTTTTTGATGAGGTTGTGATAAACGGCGATCGTGGCAAGTTGTTCAGCTTGAGAACAACCGGCACACTCGGAGTATATCGTGGCATAGAGCCGATTATCTGCAGAATAAACTTGAGCGATGAGTAAAATAAGAAAAATCCCAACAAGCACCGCAACCCTGAAAAAAGACTCAGGCGGCAGAGATGAACCACAATTCCCCCCCAGGAAACCCCTGCCGCCTGATTTTGTTAACTGGAATTTTACGAAATGGTAGGCACGAAATGACGTAAATCGTTGAGACTTATGACCATATATATTATGTAAACCAAGAATTGTTAAAAAAAAGCCTCGTAAATGCCTCAAGGACAAGCGTTTTTGAGCATACCCATAGTTGGATATACCCACCTCGGCAATCTCTCGGCAGGGCTTAACTGCTAAAGGCAGGCAGGGCTTCAAGGGGTTATTGCCACAGATTTCGGGGTTTTCCCTAAAAATACCCCCACCGGCGACACCGAACGCCCCAGGTGGGAACATCCGACCGGCGGGGATTTTTTCTTGCCTAATTTTTGTGGAATTTATCATTTTGCGCCCGGTGTCTTTTTCTTGATTCTGATTTTAGGGAATTATTTCTTTTTTGTCAAGAGAAAAATTCATTTTCTTGATTCCACGGAATAATCTCTCTGCCTCATAATAGCACTCGGTGAGTATGTCCGGTACGGCATAATCCCTTGGAATTTCAAGAGATTAAACTGGGGATGGTTGGTCTCAATCTCTTTCGTTTTGCTCCGGCTGAACAGATGGCACCAGCACTCCCCTTCCGGTATGTTGAAAAAATGGGTTATCGCCCACATGAGCCAGTCCGGGCAATGCCGGAGTTGATTGACGATCATGCTTGAAAATTGGCGGGTTATCTCAAACTCTTCGGCAAAACGTACCTGAGAACCTCTTAGCTTCCATTGTCTTAGGTCTCTCATCATATCGAATGTTTGCGGGGTAAGATAAAATCCCCCATACCTGACAACCCTCCGTTCCTCTGTTAACTCAGTTAAGCCGGTTAACATCGTCTGCTCTTCTTTGTGTCCACTGTGATTTGACATCCTTCATAGTACCCCTTTCGGACAGGATTTTATTTTGCTTTCTCAAATTCCTTGACAATCTGGCTTAACTTCTCCTGGATAATTTTATGGGGTCTTTTCGGCGGCGTTGTTTCCCACCTGAAGATGGTCATGTAGCTTACCCCGATTTTGCTGGCTAAATCTTCCCGGCTCAAGCTATATTTTTCTCTAAACTTTTTGATATTCATATTATTCCTTATCACAACATAAGTATATCATTTGTTGCTTTCTTGTCAAGGTTTTTTATCATCAAAAAAGCTTTGATTCTATTGTCTTTTTACGATTTTTCGAAGATAGTCTGGAAATAAAAACAAATCAGGCGGGAATAAGTGCGTTCTCTTTTTCAAGGACTTTTGCTACCGCGTCGGAGCAGGACGTTCCGACAAGTTCTCCTTTTTTAGACGCTCCTATCAACTTAAATTTATCTTCATAGTATGCGTCGCAAATCTCTCCCCTATTCTGTTCCCGCTCGATAATGTTTATCCCGCCCAAGGAGCAAACCATCGATGGCGGGCACTTGAGTTTACTGTTCCGGTGTACTACCACATGGGACGGTTTGTTGTCCTTTCCCTGCAATACGCTAACATATAGATTTCCGCACCCAACCTTGACGCGATAAGTGCGTTGAGGACGTTCTTCAAAATCCTTCATACAGTATGCGGTTTATTGACCCCTGTTGCGGTAATGTCAAATAAGTGAATGGTAAACACACTTTCGCTCATATAAAAATATACCCGTAATTGATATACTTTAGCGATAGACACACGAAGACTTCTTCAACCGCAGCCGGCAAGGGATTCTTCATCCCAAGGACAATACTCACTATCGAAGCGATCCCCTGGCATATCAAAAGAGTAATCGCTTTTCCGCCGAAGCCTGTCCCCCACGCGAGGATTGCTCCAGCGGCCAAACTTCCACAGGCAAAAACTGTTCTTTGTATCAACTTCTCCGTTGCTGTATCACCGCCATATCCAAGAGAACGAGACCCAATCTCAGGCCCAAGCGCAAGGGCAAATTGCCACACCCACGTTCCGGTTATCAAGGCAAGGATATTCACCCCGACTACTTGTATCCCCGCTCCTAAAAATCTGCGTTTCCATTTTCCTGACCGGCCTCCCCACATCCAGAAGAAACAGTCAACAATGCAAATCAGAAGAGCGATCGCCGCCAATGTACCCAACTTAAACTCACTCATTTCACTCTCCAATAGCTTCTACGATCCAACGGTTAGCCCTTGCTTTCTCACTATCTAAGAAGCCCTTCACTTCGTCTTTCGTTCCCCAGAATATCCGTTGTTCAACGATTCCCTTAACTTGCGTCTGACGCGTTCCGCAGGAAACCATTGAGAACATCAAGCCGCAGGTTAATAGCAACGACACGATCAGCCTCTTTGTTCCCGCATTTCCCATTGAGCAACCTCGCTTTCTCTTTTGTGAGTGTATCAATTTCATTCTTCCAGCGTTCTTTCCGTTTCTGGATAGGCAACACTCCCATCAATTTATCCAAAAATCCGAAAATGTTTCCTATTGACATATTTTCCCACCCTCCAGTCTTTTTTTACAAGATTAAACAAGATAGACCATCCTTACTTGTTTCCGGTAAATCCTGTCAGAATACCGCAAAGGGCCGTAATCCCCGCCGAGAACGAAGCGAAAACAAGAGAATACGCAGACCACAGACTACCGCAGTATGACAATCCCCAGACTGCCGCGCCACAACCACAGACGACGAGTATCTTCTGCCAAATCTTCATTTATTTCCCTCCCCTTTCTGTTCAGGCATTTTTTGTCCAAAATAAAACCCCATCAGGAAAGAAGTGATTTCTTTTAGTATCTCCGGGATAGGAAATTGCCGGATTAAGAGATAGCAGAGAGTCCCGTAGAACAACGCCGCAAAAATTGTTCTCGGTTTTGTCCATTCAACGAGTTTCCCGGAGATGACAAGGCGATAGAAACCATAGAGTACCCCTGCGATCAGAACAAAACGCAGTATTGATATAAATATCACCATCCGTCAGCCCCCCTTTCCCCACAAATGCCATCCCTTATATCTACATCACGTACGACAAACCGTTGTCTGCCGGTATCGTCAAAGACCACGCATGGGTCGTCATATTGCCGTTTACCAATGACAAACGGACATGACTTTAATGCCATGTAGTAATGGCTACACTCGCCGCAAGTCTTGATCTGAGGACTGTCGTAACTCATTTCTTTGTCGAAATTGCCAACACAATGCTTTCTATCCGCGTGTTGATATTGCGCTCGATATTCAGCAAATTCGTCGTTAACGATTTTTCCAATGTATCAACTTTCGCATCTATGAATTGTTTGACTTCTGCTTGCGCACGATGACATTCCTCTTTCTTTACATATTTTCCATTCTTGCCAAAATAAATGGTGATAGGCAAACCTAAAAGGTTCATAATTTTACTCCACGATGCCAAAGACATCGTTTACCGTTGAACAAAATAAATCATCTATATATCCCGTATTATCTGAGTCGGCATTCGTATTTGTAATGATTATCTGGTCTATGGCGTCTTTATTCGCATTGGAAACTCCTGACAAATCGACGGTAACTGTTTGCCATGTACTCGAAGAAATAATGTTGGGGGTGACTTCTGTCGTCGTCCCCCCACTGTCGTGGAGCCCAATCTTGATATTGCTTCCAGTCCGGGTTGCCTGGATATTGAACTTGCTTAATGTCTGGTCGGAGAGATTGATGGTCGGGGATACTGTGCGAGTTAAAGTCTTATTCAAGCTACTCGTTGCATTAGCTATAACCTTTAGTGAATAACTTCCTTGAGTCTTAATGGTAGATTCGGAGTAACACTGCAACGGGGCGTAAGCAGAAGTTGGTGGAGTGAAATTGGAAGTCCAGCGGGCAATGCCTTTGGAGATACGGATTTCATCTAAATGCCCACTAAATAAATACGAAGCAGTCGCTTGGTATCGCCCATTTATATATAATGGTGATGCAAATGTTGTCTGGTAGCCTGTCCGCGCTGAACCAACCTGAGTCCCATTTACATATGTTTTTATGGAATTTGACGACGACACTATGGCGATATGATACCATGTATCAGCGGAGAAGGTATATGGTTCAAGATAAACCTGTCTCCACACCCCACCAGTCTGAATCATAAAACCTATGCTATCATTATTATCTAAATGCATAACGCCAGCAAAATTGTTATCATCAACATATTGCCCAAGTAAGCATTGATAGTTACCTAGCAATGGGTTCGTAAAACTTACCCAACAATCAATGGTAAAATCTGTTCCAAAGTCCCAGTCAGTAGAATCTACTAATGATAAATAATCTCCTGTCCCATCAAACAATCCTGAACCTGTCCCAAATTCCTTTTGTGCTGTGTCTATCTGTGCATTTCCATTAGCTGTTACCGTCTTACCAGATTCATCAGTAAAAGTCTGAGAGCCGTCAGTCCCGTCGCAATGAAGGAGTAGTTTGGTGTAAGAATCATCGATCCCGCCGTTATTTATATACGCCGCTTGCGCCGCCGCATCAGTAGCGTACTCCATGTAATCTATCGGAATATTTGCGGCGAAAAGAGAAGGAACAATTAAAAAATTGATAAATAAGCCTAATAGGATTTTTTTCATAATATCAATCAATGGTATAATCGTATGTAATAATTACTTTTGTGACTACCCCGCTTACTGATGTTGTTTTCCAGCCGAGATAATTCCCTGTAGCAATCCCCGGATTAGATAATGTTCCATCATCATCAACATTGCTCCCTGCTGTACCCGTGATATCCGAAGAATCAACCGTAGAACCGTTTGCCCCATTTGAATCGTACTCCCACATCTGCCCTATGATGTTTGTCCCGTCCATGCAAAGGACATGAATAGCTTTTATCGTAATCGCTGAAGGAACTCGCCATAGCGGACTGTCAGACGCGGAAGAGGGATTCGTGATGACAAAACTTTTTGAAAAAACGAGATTGTGTACATAGGCTGTTGTCGCTAACTTTGTCGAATTGTCGGCTTGAGATTGGGTGGTGGCGGTTATCCCGTTTGGAAGGGCAGTTCCTTTCGTCCATGCACTGCTTGCCCCATAGATAATGTACCCATCCGTTTCCGATAGAGACGTTCCCCATGCTGAACCGGTACTGATGGGGATACCTGCTTCTGGGTAGGTCATAGCGCCGGTTGAACTCAGGGTATGGCTTGCGTGGTCGTAGCTTAATCCTGTACCAATGGTCAAAAGATTGATGGCATTGTCCGTATCATCCCACCCTAAAATGGTATTTGCCCCAGGATCGGAGAGGCTCGCTCCTGTGCCGCCATCGGCTAAAGAGACATCCGTACCGCCGGAATAATACACCGCCGCGCCGGACACCGTTGGCGCATTGGTGCTTTCTACATCCGTGAACCAACCTTTAGTTACCCGCGAGCCATCGGAAGCAATAGAGCCGGTCAACGAAATGTTCCCTGAACCAAGAGACAGTCCCGCAAACGTAGGGCTGTCGGTCGTTCCGGCGGCCTGATTGACCGCCGACTGTTTCGCCCCGAACAAAGGAGAAAAGGAGAAGGAGAAAAGCGCTATTGCTAAAAAGAGACAGATTTTTTTAAGCATGTCCTGTCCTCTTTGAAATTATTGTTAATTATACGTTATGTTCCCAATAGACCTCTGCACTGTAAACGTCGTATCCGCAACCGTACACAACAACTCTATGGTGTCGTACTGATTCGTACTCGACAGATACCCATCCGTTCCGGTAGTCGTAACGACATTGCCAAAATGGACTAACTGGTCGGCGTTCTGTGCTATTTTCCAACCGCCCGCTCCTTTGCCGGTAATGCTGATGACTTTGCCCAGCGCACAAGTCGCAGGCAATGTGATCGTAACCAAACTCCCATTGTTGGCGATATACCCATTGTCTCCTGCCGCTGTTGTTGATGTGCCCGTAACCTCAGTCCACGGGAGTAATTGAGCTACGGGAGGGGCCCATGTAGCCGTTCCCCCAGAAACCGTTAATACATCACCGGTATCACCGATGGTTACTGCGGCAACAGCCCCGGCGCCAGTCCCTACCAGTATGTCGCCCTCAGCCGTATACTCAGAAAGTGCCACCTGAGCGTCATTAGTTACGTTACTCAAACCCACATCGGTCGCCGTTACCGTGTCCCATGCCGGAGCTGCCCCGGCCTCGCCATCACCAGTCATTCGTAAGAACTTCTTGGTTGCGGTAGTATTCGGAGCTAACCGTGTCAAAACTCCTCCCGATCCGCGGTAATAAGTATCGTATGCCGCATCAGAGCCTAACGTCATAGTTACACCGCCCAAGACGTTATTTGAGTTGGTGATAGTTTTGTTCTGTAAAGTGTCGGATGATATCCTACCCAGAATAGTGTCAGTTTCCGACGGCATGGTGAACGTGTTGGCTCCCAAGATAACCTGCGTTGCGTTCAACGTCGCTGCTGCACCCGTGATAGTCAGTTTCCGTTGAGTAGTACCTCCTGCCATATCAAATCCGTCCGCGTTATTTGATATGTCCATGTTGATAGACGAGTTATGCGTTGCAGGATACGCATTGACCCCCACGAGCAAGAACATGCCCAGTAGCAGATACATTAGCTTTCTCATAGCGCTTTCCTCCTTCTTCTTAGTTAACCGTGATGTTCCCAAAACTCCCTATAACCTGAAACTCCGTGTTTGCGGATACGCATAAAATTTCGACGGCATCCCTGTTATGCGTCGATGCCAAGTACCCGCCAACACCAAGAGTAGTGTTTTTATTGCCGATATAAATTGTTTGTCCTGAGTTCTGTGCCACCTTCCAACCTCCTGCCCCGCGCCCGACGATGTAATACCTGTTTCCCACTGCCGCCGTCGCCGGAAGCGTTGCCGTCGTCAATGCGGCGTTGTTTAATACATACCCGTTTCGATTTGCCAAAGAAACTGTCGTACCGGTAATGCTGTTCCAGCTGTAATATGCGCTCGCTGCCGATCCATCTATTTTTTCAAGCGCTTTTTGTACCGTGTTATCGCTCCCCGATAACAAACCTGAAAAAGACGAAGTATCAACCCTGACATCATTGCTTTTTATTTGATAATCAGGGAACGCATTGCTTGTCGTTGCAAGCAGAAAAAATAATACCGCATAGTTAATTCGCCGCATAATACGCAAGTAATTCATCCGCGTAATCGCCGCCCTGCGGGGCAACCCTGAACACAAATCCGGTATGCGTGGCATTTTCCCAATATGCCGCAGTCAAGTCCGACTGCAATCCTTTTTTCGCCAGCCTGCCGTTAAAGAAAATAAGCAAACTCCCCGCTCTGAATTTCGGCAACGTAAATTCCGTTGTCGTCCCATCGCCGGTAAATACCGCCTGCGACATCGAAGCAATGGGATTCTTCAGGTTTTGCGGCGACGTTCCGACTGCGGAAATAGACCATGCGCTCATATTGACAACAACCCCATACGCGCGGGTTTCTTCGTCTCTGGTGTCCTGCATATTGCCGGTAACGATGCCGGTCCCTGCCTCGATAAACGCCGACCGGACGGCAGCCGCCAACACATGGGCAGTCGAATAATCTTTTGCCCAGCAGGTGATCTCGACGACTCCTATATCAAGGCCGCTTTCTCCATCGAGGCTTTTAACCGGCGTTATGTCGGGTATCACATAGACGATGGCGGGAATATTTACCCCCTGCGGAAGTTCTATCGGGTAAATTCTTGACGCAACAATTTCCCTTATGCTTGAGCTTTCGGACAATACTTTGTAAACATCCGCTTGTATCATGTCTTCTCTCTGGCAAACTGTGTTATCTTGGCCGTAAGAACTTCTTTAAATTTTTGTAATGCTCTTTCTTTAGCCCGTTGAAATGCTGTCTGGACAAAAGACATTTTTTTGATGTACTTTGTCCCAAACTCAAGAAACGTCCAATAATAGGCATCGAGATTTTTTTGCATCATCTTCCGCCCATGCCTGACGCCGAAGATCACGTTTTCCTTAAAGGGATTAGGTTTAGACATCGTTTTTATGTACATCGCCTTGCGGAGCCTGCCTGTCTTTATCGGCGCCAATGCTTGCGCTTCCTTTTTTATTTCTCTGGCTCCGGCGACCAACGCGCCCTTCAATGCCTTGCGCCCGATCTTGGGTCCGAGCGCCACCATCTTTTTTTCAAGCTCTTTTAACCCCGTTATCTGGATAACAATACCATCAGGCATTTATTACGCCCTCCGAACACATCAACTGCAATTCCCGGTGGCTTTCCTGATAGTCTATGATAGTTTTTATCATGTATGTTTTCCCGTTGTATTCAGCTTTCATACCTACCGTAACATCATTGCGGTATCGTATTCTAATCCTTACGCTGATTTCGCTCTGGACTTGTTGCTGTGCCCAAAATTCACGCCCGGAGATAGGCTCTACCGCGGCCCAGACCGTGTCCAATTCTTCCCAACTCGTATTAGGCGCACCGAAATCGTCCACTGCGGGACTTCCGGTAACGAGATGAGATATCTTTACTCTTTTGTCCAATCTTCCGGCTTGCATCATATTCCAAGTTCTAACCTGTATGGCGCGAGCAAATTAACCAATGTTTGATTGGCAACCAACGGTTTCTCGACCTGTGCTTCTCGATTCTCATACATATCCGCGACCTGCATAAGCATCGCGGTTCTGATCGTGATCGGCAACGCCTCGGATAAAATCGGGCTTTCTCCAGGAGCGCTATACCCAGCGGTAAACGCGACGCGCAGAGAATCCCCTGCAAGAGACGTATCCGGCCATGAGCTGACCGGAACAATAAGACCGGGAGCGGAATCGCTCACGATATAATCCTCATCGTCAAGCGTCTGTTCCGCGTTATTGGTGTCGAGATATTTTATCGACTCAACGGAAATAAGCGGGGCAGGAAGCACGATGGCGGCGTCGTTTACCGGGAAGCCTTTATCCCGCAGCTCTATAGTCTGGACTCCTATCCGGCGGAAAAGGTATTCTTCGCACATGAGCCGGGACGCGGTAATGAGCGATTCGATAAGTGCTTCTTCCGACTCCGAAAATTCCGCCCGCATGAACCCGGCGGCTTCTTCTATGGTTATAATTTCAACCGGGGCAGTTATCAGTTTTAACATAATGCCACCTCAAGCTCGGTTTTTTTGAAACATTCGAGGGCCGTGTCACGGGTTGCATTCTCAACCACAATCCCCTCGGCTTTTAAATCTTCCGCCAACCCTGAAAAGTTTTTGAGCCATTCATGAAACGGCAAACTTTTATTCAATCCACCAGGATGTTCTCCATGCCAATGGCTCTTTTTGTTTTTCCCCCTCTTCATATCAAACCCAAGCAGGATTATTCTTTTTGCTCCGAACAGATACGCGAGGTTTATTGCCTGATACCCGCCGTTGGACCCAAAATGAATAACATTCTTTCCCAACCCCTGAGCACGGGTGCCCTCAATCCTGTTCAATCCGTATTTCGATGCTGTGGTCAGGTCTTGCGTCCACAATTCTCCCTTAAATTTTGACAGGACATCGGCGATATACTCATTCCACCATTCCCCGTCGCAAGCGTAAAGAACATCAGACCATAATGCCAGTTTGTAAGACGTATTAACGACGATTACTCGGCGCTTCTCGTCTTTTTCGCGCCACGTCTTGACCTTGCAACAGTCTGTTTTTGCAAGGCTTGGGCCGCTTGCGATGACGACCCATTCCCGGCATTCGCTCCGACGGGGGAAATAAAAGATGGTTGCCCTGGTGCCCGTAAGGCCGGGCCCGCGGAGTATTCCTCCGCAAGCCCGGACTTAATGAGCATTTTGGCATAACTATCGTCGGTGTCCACTATGCGCCCGGCCGGAACGTTCCCCATCCCGGAACGGGAACTGATAAATGGACGCGTGGCGATAATTCTCATGCCGTACCTTTCTGCTTTACAGCGTTAAGTTGCCATAAAGAACCGATGCCGGCCTCAAACCGCCGAGGACGCCCCTCTTCTCAGCCCTGATCGTAATCAGGTTCTGCTGGAAGTTGGTGTCGTCACTCTCCGACATCTCGACCACTGTCTCTTCGCGCGTCAAATACATAAACGCGATGTCAAACGCGCCGACCAGCAACTTGTCTGCAGTCATGCTTGATGTCAGAGCAACGGGTTTGCCCCATATCGTCGGGACAATGACGCCAAACGGAGAACCGACGATATAATCGAGGTTTTCCGTCTTCAGCCGTTCGATTGCGCCCCAAGTCGCCGGGTTCAGGATGACCCCGTTCGCCGGATAATCTGCCGCATCCAACGCGCGGATTGCCCGGTTGAACGAATCAATTGCCGTATCGCCAGAGACCGGAGTGAATGCCGTGTAGTTAGGAGAAACGGTCATCCCCTTCAGGTTCTGCCCGACTCCGTTACCGGCAACGATCTGAGTCTCTTCGCGCAGTTCAACTCCATACCGAAGCCGGTTCTCGATGTATGCCACCAGAGCCGGAGCATCGTTGAGAATCTGGCGGGAAATCTTGAGCCAGTGGGCAATGGTCACGACGGGCATTGAATATAGCTCGAACGTCAAGGTGCTTTCTGGTTTCGTCGCCCCTTCCGCTGTTTCCGCGGCGGAATTCGTGAATAGCAACTCACGGGTGAACTCGACCGCGTTGCTGATGGTGTTGCCTGCTGCGATCAGGCTGCGTACGCGCAGGGCACGAAACGCACCGGGGATAATTCCCGGCCTGCGGTCCGCGGGGACCAGCGTGTCGGCATTGGCCACGGGACTGCCTTCCTGCCCCGTGATCGTGTTGGCCTGTGGATGGAAACCGTTCTTCAACACGATCCGGCACTTGTTGCTATGCCCGGAGGCAAAGGCTTTGTACGCGGGGTCTTCGACAAGAATCTGACCGAACGATTTCGGAGATTCTTTCCCAGCGAGGATGTTCGCGGTGAGTTTCTGCTCCATAGCCACCAACTTGTCGGCGCAAATCTGCACGTCTTTGGCCGCTTTCTCGGCGACTGCGACGGCGTTCACCAACCCTTCTTTTGTCCCCTTTGCCTGCTCGGCGACCATAGCTTTCACGGCCTCATTGGCCGCAAGTTGTGCCGCCTTGAACTCTTCAAACGCTTGCTTTAACTGTTCTGGATTCATAGTCTTTCCCTCCTTCAGTTTTTCATTGTATGAATCAACGCGTCCCAATTTTCCTTGTCCGCATCACGCTGGACAAGCTCGGCGGCATCGCGCACACCGGCCTTCTGGAAAATTTCTTCGCGTTCCTTACGTGAGAACCCCTCGCGGGCAAGTGCCATCTCCATTTTCCGTCTTGCCTGCGCTTTAGTCTGTTTCTCAGAATCTTTTGCGGGAGCTTTTTTCGTCTCGATGACTTCATCAGCAAATCCGTATTCAAGAGCGTCATCGGCGCCGATATATGTCTCATCGTCCATCATCTTAACAATTCTCTTTTCCTCGATGGTTGCCCTGTCCGAATATGCCGCAAGGATTGACTTGTCGAATTGCTCCAGCGCATCGGCTGCGTCTCGCAGATCGTTCTTGTTCCCCATCACGATAGCCCAGGCATTATGGATCATCAGAAACCCGATTTTTGAAATCTTGATCGTATCCCCAGCCATTGCGATAACGGAAGCGGCGGACGCGGCAAGTCCCAGAATATTCACGGTGACTGTCCCTTTGTGTTGGGCCAATAAATTATAAATCGTTGCCGCCTCGAAAAAATCGCCTCCTGGAGAATTGATGTTGATGACCACGTCCTTGTCAGCGCCGATCGAGCGAAGCGCGGCGGACATTCTCTTTGCGGTAAACCCATCGCCGAAGAAATCAGAGCCGATCACGTCGAATATGTCGATAGATGCGGCATCATTTTCCTTCACCGAGGCAATGGTCTTGTCCCAGCGGGAGAGTATCCCGTCGGAAATCTTGTTCCGCGTAAAATTAAGCCCGTCAGTTTTTAACAGTAAATGTTTTTGTTTCATTTTTGCTCCCTCCATTCTCAAGGTATATCAACTGCTGATCTATAAATAATTTATCCCCAGCCGGATCAGGTGGTAACCCCTCCTGATTACGGCATTCGTTCGGCGTCATAACCCCGCTTCTAATGGCGATCTGATACCCTTCATACCGTTCTTTCTCGCTTCCACGCAACAGTTCATCAATATCAAAATCAGGTTCTATGGTTTCGCGCTCCGAGATATCCAGCAGTTGCACCTGGATACTATCCTTCATCCGCTCGCGGTATGGGGACAGACCGAGCTTGTACCATCCCCGGACGATCTCGGTAATGCCCGAACCCCAAACCGTAGAAGATGACATGTCGTGAATAAGGACAGGCGGCACGTCAAAGAACCGGCAAATGTCCTCAAGCTGGAATTTCCGCGATTCCAGGAGTTGCACGTCTTTGGGAAGCATCGATGTCGGGGTGAATTTCATGCCAGCCTCAAGAACACGTAATGCTTCTTCTTTCCCACTCGTCACGTCGTTGAAACTCTCTTTTAATTTTTTACGCTGGTCGGGATTGAGTATTTTGTCTATGGACAAAACGCCTCCCTGTTTAAATCCGCTGTTCGAAAGCCGGTTGACACTTTCCTCAGCACCTAATGAAATCCCCAGACTATTACGGGCTTGATCTAATGGCGATAAGCCGATAACGCCGTTGCCGAATAATTTCAGATGCCAGATTTTATCAGCCGAGTATTGGTATATTTTTCCGGAGACATAATACTTGTGGATTATATTTCCGTTCATGTCGAGTATGGTCTCAACCTGAGAAGTCATCAGGGGAAGCAAAGAGATTATTTCCCCGCTGCTATTGCGCTCGATGAGCGAATATGCATTGCCCCTAAAAGCAAGTTGATAATACAAGGTTTCAAAGAACTCACTCCTTGTCTGATACCGGTTCGGCTTCCACCGCAATAAACGATACAATGGATGCCCTGTAACGATCTGTTTGTCGATTATGCGACCGGAAGGATTACGCTTGATGGAAAAAAACTGGATAGGTAGAGAAGCCATCGTCTCGGCAGTCCGGCGGATACAAGCAAAGGCGGATGAAATCTGCAAAGCCGTGTCGTCGGTTACCGTCTTCGTAGTCATCCGACCGGATGAAGGGACTAAACTCTGTGTCCCTACATCTCTACGGGTCCCGCTACCCGTAAAAAAGCTTATGATTGATCTAAAATTCAAGCAACCTCCTTAAAAAAGAGAGGCCGATCCCGCCGTGCACGGAATCGGCCCCAAGTTGTACGTCTTTATTATCGCACTACGTCTGAGAAAAAAGCAAGAATTATTCCCACAGGATTCGCTGAAGGGTGATATTAACAAAAAACCCCGCTTTTTAGGGCGGGGCTTTTGGGGACAAATAGATGGTTATTTACAAAATACAAACGTTATATTGTCCTCAAAGATGTATTTATACCCTATTCGTTTGCCGTTTCGGCTGAACCATCCTTCCCAATCGCTTTCCAACTGTAGCCATTTGTGTATTCTTTCGACATTTCTTTCTGTCCAATGCATTTTTATTTTTCTGTACGGTTTCACTTGAACCTCCTTTGTTATTCTATGTTTTTCTTGCACCCGTCGCAGTGCCATCCGCCTTTCTTCTTTTTTCTGATCCGCCCGAAACAGCCGCACTCAGGGCACTGACCTGATTGCCCGATTGCCTCATCGAGCAGCTTTTTGATTTTTCCCACGTCACCAGCCTCAACGAGTTTAGCAATCTCTGTTTCCCACTCGCCTGCTCTCGGGTCCCGTAGGCAATATGCGATGTCCTCCGCAATAGCTGCGCGGGTTGCGGTCTCGGAAAACCCCTCGATGATGTTTCCGGCGCCTACCCGCCACAACCGGCGAGTGGCTTGGTATAGCTCGTCATTAAGTTCCAGTTTTTTTAGGATTTTTTCTGTGGTCATTTTTTCTCCTTTTTGTTCCCCACGTGGGCGCGTGGATTGAAACAAATAAACAATTACCACTGATAATTTTTCAAGGTCGCTCCAGGTCGGGACAAGTGAGCGTCTATTGCACGGGTCATTCCCCGCATCTCCGACAACTCGTGTCCCCTCGTCAGGCGGTACTCTGCGATATGATCTCCGGTCGCCCGCTCACTGATGACCATCGTCTCGTATTCTTCTCCAACTCTCCGTGCTTTTCTGATTTTGTATTCTTTCATTTTTTCCTCCTTTTTTCCCCTGCCCTCCGGGGATCGAGTGATGATGTATTATCTATCATCTACCTATACTATACCATATCTGCCGTTTTTGTCAAGTCTTTTTTTTGATTATTGCGGTAGAGTTATACTCCTGTTTTTGTATGTCAATTTATAATTAGTTATAACAAATATGGCTAAGTTGACAAAAAGTCAATGAAATCAAGGGGTATCATAATATGCCTTACTCGATAATCGCTCGTTGTAGGGCGTTTGGTGCGGGTTTAGAGGCGGTTTTTTCTAAAAATTTTTCTTAGAATTGCGCTATTTGATGGTTATCGGGTCGTTCAAAAAATCATCGAGGTTTCCCTCATCATCCGCGTTCTGCCCGATCAGAATCCCGTTTGCCATCAAGAGTGCCGTCATGTCATCTATCTTATCCGCACTCTTTTTCTTATCCGGAGCCATGTTCATATTGGCGTCGGTTCTTGCCACGATGTTCGAGGCGCACCAGGTCAGAACCGGATCGCCGCCATGCCGGAACTTTCCCGCATAATATGTCTCCTCGAAATTCTTCATCGAGGGATGGTATGACTTCGGCCCCTGGATGAACTGGGTCATCTCTATCCCTTCGTTTGTCAATTTTTGCGCTATCTGCGCGGCGTTCCATTGGTCGTAAGCAACGGAAGCAAGGTTAAAATTCTCTTTGACCCATATCACCTTTTTAAAAATCTCGTCATAGTCGGTCACTTCTCCCTGTGTTTCGAGCATGAAACCTGCTCTGACCCAACCGGCATACGGCACAAGGTTACGCTCTATCCTTCTCTGGACTGTCGTTTGCGGAACCCAACGCCATCCGTGCGTGTACAACAAACCATTTTTCTTCCAAACAAGCCGGAATGAAGCCAAGTCGCGAGTGCTTGCAAGATCAAGAGCGCCATAGCACGGCTCTTGTTTTAATTCATCAAGCGGGACTTCACCGGCGCAAGCCTTCCATTTCTGCAAATCGATCCAACCGTGTGCCGTCGAACTCTGCCGGTTCATGCGCTTGATCAAAAACTCCGCATGACGGCCAGGCATTGACTTTGCTTCTGTCGCATCTTTTTTAATCGCGTCATACAAAAGCCGGTTCGTTTCTATCAGGGGGTTTGCTTTGATCCATATTTTTTCGTCAAACTCTTTGTCTTTGTCGTCGATAGAATATATCAACGCGAAAAAATGATCCGCGTCAACTACTCCTTCAAGCACCTGTTGGGCGAATTTCCGCATCTCAGGCCATGGCCCGGGAGTTTCATACCCTTCAGTCGTCGTATATAAAAATAAAGGGTTGCGTCTTGCTCCTGCCGCCGATTGTAACACGTTCATCAAATCGTGGGTCTTGTGAGCGTGTATCTCGTCGATTATTATGCAGGACGGATTAAGCCCATCCTGTGTTGATGCTTTCGCGTTTATCGGACGAAACATCCCGCCGTTTGAATAACACGCGATCGAACGGGTGAACGGTTCGACTTTAAAAGCATCGCAGAGATCGGGGGTCTTCATCGCCATGCGCCGAGCTATCCCAAAAACTATTGCCGCTTGGTCTCCGGTAGTTGCGGCGCTGATCACTTGCGGGCCATTTTCTTTCTCCATCGTTAGGCAATACAAACCGATACCGGCGGCGATTGTCGATTTTGCATTTTTGCGGGCAACGGTAAACAAGGCCGAGGTGAAACGCCTTGATCCATCCGGATTACGAAAACCGAATAAATTACAGAGGAAGAAAATCTGAAAGGGTTCCAACTGAATAAGCTTAGTCGACCATTTTCCCTCGACGTGCGGGAGCGCGGAGATAAAGTCGCAGATTTTGTTTGCTTCAGTTTCTGAATAGGAAAAATTCCCCGGACTTTTCAGGTCGTTTAAAAATCTGTCGCAAGCGAGAGTCGCCCACTTACCGAGTGCCGTCTTTTCCTTCGCATACTTTACTGCTATCTGAGTCCACGTCATGATTGAGGTTTTATCGTTGGGTATAACCTGATAGTTTTTCCATCAAGCATCGTCCCCATTTCCGTCCATATTGCCGACGACTGTTTGAAGAAAAAAGGGATTTTCGCTGCATCACACTTCTTTTGCATTTCTCGCGCCCAGTTTATGTCGTGATCGCGATATCCGGGCCCGGATTCGCCCCCGTATATGATCCAGTCAATACCAGAGATATTAAGATCGTTAAGCGACCCCAAAGCCGGTTCATAGCTTATAAATCTTATGGTGGCGGGAATCTTTCGGAGTTCGTCTGCGCGATAGGCATACTTCATATTCTCGATGCTGACGCCGAGCCAGATATTTTTATAACCTTCCCCCCAATCACAGGGGAGATACTTCCTTATGTTTTCAGGACGCTTCGTAAGCAACTGATAGATGAGATTCGGATATTTTCGGATCATCTGCCACATGCGGGAACGGTAAGCATTCAACTGTGGATGGTCTTCCGCCCAATCCATGAGCGACCCGATAAACACGAGCCGCGGATTACCGGAACCCATCACCCCGGGGATACCCTTGACCGTTGAAACAGACTCAATTCGTATCTTTGCCTCAACACTTTTTACTTCTTGTCTTTTGGATCCAACTCCCCATAACGCAAGTCCCATCCTATTCTTTGTGAGTTTTTCGGCATAACAATTCATGCATCCTTCGCTGACCTTGGAACACCCCATCCAAAAATTCGCCGTTGAATCCGTCCATGCTATAATGGTCGCTTTTTCCATTTTATCCCTCCTTTTTATTCACAACTCATTATAGCACAACAACTTACAGAACACAAGAAAAATAATTCTTCCTCCCATTCTCACGTTGAATAAGCCTTATTTTCGTTACCCCATTAAGCCCTAACCATCTTTTATATTTTTCAAATGCGTTTCTGTTAAAAAGCGTAGGAATCTTCTTGATCATATTCTTGGTATATCCAAGGTCTTTTTTCACAAAAGCATGATATTCTCCCATCATGCTAAAAATGGCGGTGCAGACTATAATCCCCTTGTATTTCTGGTCAAATATAACTCGTAACTGATGGCTGGGTGTACCATAGGCATCGAGGTCTATCACATCAAACGCATTAAGATTTAACCCTTTCAAGAATTTAATGTTATCCCCTCGGAGATAGACACCGGAGCAATTACCTTTTTCAAGCCGCAATGTTTTTATTTTTTTGTTTGTTCTTTTTGCGACTTCCCTCCAGAGCAAACCATCTGCTGAAAAGCAATCGAGCACCTTGACCTCGTTCTTATCCGGCAATACTTCAAGCCTTAATCGTATTTTCGCTTCCAAGTATGAGTTTCTAATTTGCACTTTGCTCATATTCTACAAACTCATTCTGCTTGATTTTTTGTAATTCGTCCTGAATATCGATAAACTTGTCCTTTGGGATACTGATCAGGACATGTACCATATCAAAAGCTTTTATATCAACGGTGATTGGGCCGTCGTTAGAATCACCGCCAAACAAATTTTCAATCTCTTCGTCGGAAAACCCGACATCCTTAAGACTTTCAGCATCGAAATCAATAAGTTTTTCCGGGTCGAACTCTCCGATGTTCTTGTTCAACCTGAGATTAAGCTCCTTCTCCTCTGCCTCGGTGAGTTTGCGGGTAGGAACACGGACATCAACCTCGGTGACTCCCTTAGTCTTCAGGATGTCTATCCGCTGGTGTCCGCCTATAACACGATTGTTCCTGTTGATGATTATCGGAGCGGCCAGATCGAAACGATCCAAACTCACGGATAAATCATGCTTTTGTTTTTCGGTAAGCTTACGAGGGTTATATGGCGCTGGATTTAATTCGGCTATCTTCCGTCTTTCTGTTTTCCACTTCATTACTTTACCTCCTGGCTTAATTTCTTGAATATGTTCACCTTCTTATCTGCATTCTCAAGTTTTCCGCTTTCTATCCTCAACCTTGATGCCGGTGTAAGCCCTAACTGTGCGGCATAAGTAATCGTCTCGGCTTTTAATTTTGAGTTTAGAATCATTAGGGGGTTGATAGCTATGGAAGTTCCGGCCCCCCGTGTTAAAATGGACGCAAGGAATGATTTGTCTTTTTCAATCTTCCTGAGCTCGTCCTGCGTTTTATGCCAGGCGACATAACTTAAACAGAACGCCTCAAGAATTGCCGTATCTATTTTTTCAAAAGGCCGGTAGCATTTCAGTTTATCTATCGTCTCAGCCCAAACTTTTTTTTCATCATCGCCAAAACTAACGGGAGCGTCAACATTTGAGAGGTCGCATACCGGCAAAACGCCAAGATTAGCTTTAGTTATAGACGCTTCGCCGCTTAAAACCTTTAACGATATTTTTTTTGGGATTGATCCGCGTTTTCCCATAAGTCAGAAATTTGCCCTCGCAAAAAAACGCCTGCCAGACCGGTTTCCAACATCCCCCTCAAACACTTTTTTTATCCCCCCGCCTATCACACTATAAATCATATACTTATGTTATATTGTCAACCATTTATAATATATCTATTTACAATAAGTTTTTTAAATCTCTTAATTATAAATACTAATATAATTATAATACCTAAAGGGAGCATATATATAATACAAGATATAATATACTTATATAGTTTATATAGTATTACTCTCATCGTCCTCCGGTATCGGGTATCCATCCAATCCTATCTTGTTGGGTGGTGGCTTAATGCCCAAGTCTTTGGCCGTCTTCTCTTCATGGCATCTCTCACATATCCCTTGCAGGTTATCTCTTGCGTCCGTTCCACCCTTAGAGAGCGGGGTTATGTGGTCTATCTGCATCGCCGGTTTACGCTTACAGATACTACAGATAGGCTCTTCAACGAGCACGACATGGCGCATGGCAATCCACCGACGACCCCTTGTTCTGTGCTGTTCGTGTTTGCTTCTATCAAAGCGTTTTCTTTGCCAAGACATACTCTCTTTGCTTTTGATTAAGACCGTTCATCAATCTATCGGCAAGCAATGGTTCGGACATGGACATAGTATAGATGTTGGTGATATATGATGCTTCCTTCTCTACTGCTTTCATATCAGGATTATAAGACAGTATCTTATTATATATATCATCAAATCCTCCACGCCTAATCTTATAGGTGTGATTCTGGAGCAGGTGATAACCGACTGAGGCGAACCTCAAGCCCTTTGTCACTCCCTCGAATATGACCGTTGACGAATAGGCCGTGTGCGCGTCGAATTGGAATAATGTTCTCAATGATTCGTTGACCTTTCTCATGTTCGGATAAAAGTATTTCGCTGAGCTTGAGCCACTCTTAGGGTGTGCCTTGAATAAAAATATAGTTTGAGGATTATTCCCGCATAAACAACCGAGGTATTCGTCGTATGCCATATCTTCCGGGGATTCGACTAACGACATATCCCAGGGAACCTGCCCATAGATAACGACGGTCTTCTTGTCTTTGGGAATACTATACTTGATAAGAATTTCTTCTTTCGTCCTGTCGGGTGGTTGCGGCTCGCGGTCTTTCTTGGGCCAATCGACAGGAAGATCGCACTCCCCGATTGATTGCGTGTCTTTCGTGTATTGCAGGCCGATATCGTCAAAGATGAGCTTATCGTCAAAGAAATACTCAGTAAACACCGTCCTAATACCTAATTCTTTACAGATTTTCTCCGCGACGTTGGAATAAATAAATAATTTCTGCGTGATGAGGACAAGCTCTATTTTATGCCGGATAAGGATATCCCTGAACTGGTCTTCGAGCGCTTTCTCAGGAGTTTCCCGGTGCTTCCACAAATGACAACTTTTGAACACGCCGCTTCGCTTGTATTCATCAAGACATTTATGGTCTATGTTGTGGACTCCATGCCCTTGCGCGACGAGGTTCTTTGCCACCGCTATCCCCATCCACGGCTGTAATCTGCAAATAAGTATTTCCATCATTTTCTCCGCAAAAAATGGAAACACCTTTTTTCAAAGGCAAAAGACCAGATGTCCTCACGGCCCGCACGTATCTCGAAATTATCCACGTCAAGGCATGAGAACCCAAAGTCAGCCATATACCGGATAAGCCCGTGCGGAGTGAAATACCAGTAATGCTCAGTCAACCGAAAATGTTTTGAGCGCAGGATATGGCTCATGTCGCGGAATATCGGGATCGAGATGAAAACTTTCGTCTTTGCATCCATAAGCCGGAGCAATTCGGAGTGGTCTTTGATATGCTCGAAGCTGTCGAAGAATGAATAGGCAAGGAATACGTGGTCGTTTATATCCATGTATTTACCAGCTTCTTTCAACTCGCGAACAGTATAGGGGTTGATGTCATATCCGAACGTGTCCTCCCGCGCCTTAACAAATTGCCCTGCCCCGGCGCCGACATCAAGCAATCTGCCGGAATGCCATTTCTCGATAAATTTTATTCTGGACTCCGTTAGCAACACCCCCATCGGAGTACCGGCATAGCCGACGTATTTCTTGAAATACGCCTCGTCATACTCGCGCGGCGTAATATCAACAAACCCGTATTCTTTAAATATGTCCCACGACAACTTCATTACCCACCTTTTAGGATTTCATTTAACCTCGACAATAACCTGTCCTGTGGGATTTCTTTGTTGCAGGTATGCCCGACCATCTGTGACTGACGGCACGGACAGAACGGGTCAGGCTCAACATAACCGACTTGATAGAACCGGACGTCATTGAACATCGCGTGAGGAATATGACCACCATAAATAAAAAAAGATTTCTTTCTCAAAATCTGGCACATGGGGAGGATGTTGCAGACCATCGAGACGACAAGATCGGATTTTGCCAATAGGTCGAAAGTATCCCATATTCCCAAGTGGTTGACATAATGCCGATCTCTTTTTTCATCGATCCCCGATGGCTCATTACCGTAATAATCCTCTCTATTCCCTATGTCGCCGACCGTAACGATGTAATAATCCTGCCGGAGATAATCAATGCATAACTGAAAATGCTCCATGAGTGGGGTACGCGCATCACACGGCCATTCTTTCCTTGAGGATGGCAAGCGCATGACACAGAGGAGCTTCTTTTTCTTACGCGCCCGTTCTTTGATTTCGTCGGCCTCCCTTGACGGCGATGGGGTAAAATCAAAATAAAAATCGCCTTCAAGCGGGATAATGTTTTCAAAGGCTTGCATCATGGTCAAGCTTTTCCTGAAGCCTTGATGGTAGTCGAATTTCAACCGCTCACCATGCGGCCTGTGCTCCGACCTTCTGGCATATAGCCCATTACCGGTCATGTTGCTTGCCTGCAACTTTAAATTGGTCGTCGCCTTGAAACAATAAACATTGGGGAACTGAAAAAACTCAGGGAACGGCGTGTAGAGAAAGACCTCTCCCCGTTGCGCCAATTTGTGCACAAAAGGGATTTCGTAGATGTTGTCCCCGAAACCGAAGTAGCTGTCGACGATGTGGTTCATGCGCTTCGTAATTTCTATTAACTCCCTAATGGTATCCAATAAACGGATAATCCATCGAACCCTGTTTTTACAACTTTCCAATAATTATTCTTCTTAACTGGCATCATAAAAGATTGATAAAGAACAGTACTATCAAACCACCATACTGAACATTGACCCCGAACTGTACTGGGGTCAGCATTAGCATCCGTGTATCCTTTTGCATTCGACTTGGTCTGATTTCCACTGCCGGTTAGAATAGCACAAACAAATCCATCGGTTGTTGCTTGTTGAGCCCCATAATCCGCAGTCTTATCTACCCAAGCACCAAAACCTGTGGTGGGAAGATTCGTCAACTGGCTACCGTCAACGGGGGGGAGTTTACTCGAAGTATCAAGCTGAACGATATTACTCGCCCCAGTCCCCACGGTCAACCCGTCTTTAAGTTTTTTCGACGTGCTGTCCCATTGGGGGATTTTATTTTCTGTGGTCGAAGCAGGCGCGATGACTTTAGTGTCCGCATACGTCTTCGTAGCTTTTTGGGTCGCTATCTTGCTGTCTGAATTAGCCGCCAATGTTCCGTCGGTATCAGCCGCCTCTAACCCTACCGTAATCCATGCGTCATTGGCGTTGTTCCGGCGTTTCAGCAATCCGGCCGAGGTGTCATACCACCACATGTTGGGATATTTCGTTACCGGCTCGGTCGCTCCGCTGTTGTTGGTGATAATAGCCTGTAAAACACTGTTCAAATCAGCCCTGAGAGCCGCTCCCGGAGCGTTCTCGATAATATAGTCATGCTGTGCCATACGTCCTCCTTTTTTAGGTTATCTCGTCAATATCTATCCCCAACTCGCTAATCAGAATGTTGTAATCAAGGCTGTCCCTCTCCAAAACAATATAAAACTGAAACGCCCTCGCGTTAAACTCCGCACTGTCCAGCCTCTCCCATGCACTCCACGCCGGAGAAGAAATAGCCGGGTCGTCGTCGGTATGCCTGACGAAGACCCGCGCGTCAGCCCCGCCAACGACTTCCCCGTCGAAATCCTGCCAGTCATCTATGTTTGCAAGCCTTGAATCTATCTCATCGTTGACATTGTAAATACTGACGGATAATCTCGTCGTTACTCTGACGTTTTTAACCGACCCCATATCAATCCCATCCTCGAAATAATACGTGCCGGATAAAACCGGCGGAGATGAACCGTCAATAAGTTTCAAAGCTCCCTCTAAAATTTCAGTCCCGTTATGCGAACCTAAAAAGACCGGCGCTTCGTCTAAGGTGGTGACTGACGCAAATTCATTGAGGCTTACTTGTTTTGTGGTTACTGTGGTAATGGTTTCTGCGGGATTGCCGTCGACATCGTACACACGGGCAAGATACGTCCCTTCCTTGAGCGGCAAGACGGCAAAAAGTGTCCGGGCCATAGCCGATTGCCCTATGCTGACGCTGCTGCCCCACGTGGCGTCTTCCATCAAGGGGGAATGCCGGAACTCGACCTCGCCGCCAAAGAGCACGTCAATCTCATCCGGCCTATCCCACCGGATCAACGCCTGGGCCCCGAACGCCGAAATCGTCATATTCGTAAGCGGCGAAGGAGACGATGACCTGCCGACAACGGTATAGCCGGAGATAGTCGTCCACGGGCCGGGAAGCAGTTTTCCGTTGACTTTCCACCGCAGGCGGATATCAACGATCTCATTTGTCCTGACATCGCCGATAAACACATAACCATTCCCCTGTTCTTCGATAACCGCCGCATAAAACGCTTCATCTGTCCCATGTTGCCGTATCTGGACAATGATCTCGTTTCCCGTTCCGAAGATATTTTTATTCAAAGGGTCGAAGTTTATCCCGATTCTTACTTTGAGCGTCCCGGTCGAACTGATGACCATCGCGCTCTCATCGGATACCATAGATGTTACATTCGGCGCGGGGATAATATCTTGGGCGGTAATCTTAGTCACAAACTCAGGGATAGTTTCGGTGTCGCAATCGTAAATCGCGGGGCGGTATGGGACGGCTATGATCGTCGCTTGCAGATTATTGTCCGGCGAAATCGAGATGACTGTCGCGTCTTCAGTCTCCTCTCCAAACTCTCCGAAACAAACGAGGTCTCCGATATTGACGGCTTGCTCCGGCGGAGACCCGATACCGGCAATGGTTTCCGAGAAAACAAGAAGTTTCGTCGTTCCTTCGGACGTTTCAACCTGGGCGGTAAGACCGGGGTTATCTACCGTACGGATAACGACACCGTAGGTCTTCCCGACTTCCATAGTCACTTCTTCGTCGAGCTCGATTGAGATGGTCGATTTATCGTCATGGTTTGTAACGACGCTTTTGATCCTGCCCTGCGCCAGTCCTACGACCATCACATCATGCGCTATTTTGATCCAATCACCTCTCCGGTAAGTCAGAAATTCCATGTCCTGTTTGAACGTCCAGCGCTCCGGTTGATTCAATACCTGCGATATCCTCCATCTACCTAACCGGTAAATCTGGTCGGGGTCGGTTACTCCGAGCAATTCCAACGACTCGAATTTCGTGGCATTTTCGTCGTTGTATCCGTCGCGGTAAACCCTGCGTTCATCGGTCTTGTAATCCTGGTCTTCGTTGGAGAATTGTATGCGCCATCCATGCGGCGGGTCCAGAAAGAACTTTTCGGCAGAGAAATCAAAACTGTTGCGCGGAGTAATAACGCTGACAGGGGAATCTTGCTCGCGGTCAATGACTACCGACCATTTTCCGTCTATCATCGTAGGGGCGGCTCTACCGGCGGCGCAGATATCTCTTAAAGTATCCCAGACAGAAGCGGAATAATCGCGGACTTGATTGAATTTGAAGCCTTTCTCCTTGCAGGACTCATGCCAATCCTGCAACGCCTCAAGGTCAATTCTATCGTCATCAAGCGGCACGGCCATACCGTTTCCTTGCAAAGTGAATCTATACAATGAGGCCGGATTCTGCGTTGCCTGGGTGATCCATGTTTGCGTATCAATATCCCAATCAGGACATACCCTGGTCACGATGCCGGAGAAATCATCAATGACCCCGTTTAACTGATCAGTGGCTTTAATGACCAATGCCGTCATCGCCAGAGGGACTGGAGAATCAACGGGACTTTCTATTTTTATCGATCTTAACACCGTCCAATACGTCAAATCGGATATGAGGCTTGATTCCGTATCAGCGGTTGTCCTGCGGACCCGGATGTCGTATTGCGTCCTCTCCGCAACTCCCCAGCGGATGCCATATCGTAATCCTGATGTCCTCTTGGCGGTAAAGGTTATGCTGTCGAGTAGATCACCGGTCTTATTGAGCCAGGAAGGGTCGCACGTCACCGTGAACTTGTCCCCGGCGGTATCAATGTTTGCCCAGGGATCGCCGCTGTCGGTCTTGCGGTATTGTATCTCGACCTTGACAGACCTCGATTGTTTATTGCCACCTTCGTCATATTCAACGAGCCCACTGGGGAATGAAATATCAAGGCTTATCTCGTCGGCGTTGATGTTCGTCGTCCGGGTGATCCAGCCTGCCGCAGAGGTCAAGGCGATGGTAAAATCTTCCTGGCTTACCGCCTCCGGGAATAACGTCAACGCCTCGTCAGATACATATCCCTCCCGGTGCTCGATCTGATAATCGCTGAACTCAGTCAATAGCGTATCGCCGATTTTTAGGCTGGTTGTATCTATTGACAGCGGGCCGATCCCCCAGATAAAAAGCATACGGATATACTGGTCGTCGCCGATGATCTCCGTGTACGGCTTAGACCCCTGTCGCGGAGTCTGCCTGAATTTTCCCAGAGTTACCGGAACTACTCCAAACGGGTCTATCGAGTTGCTGGACCCCTCGACATATAACGTATTGCTGTCGCTGGAATCTGTTCCCGACAACGCGTCGAGTTTCGGGACAGCCGTAGGACAAAGCGCGTTTACGGCAAGCATACCGGCTGCCGAAACTACTGCCGTATACATTGCTCGTGCTAATGTTACCCAGGCTCCAGCGGCTTTGATTGTAGCGGCACTAAACCCCATCAAACTAAGAGCTGCGCCTGCGGTAGCCATAGCCAACGCGATTGCCGCTATTGTCAATACAATCCGCAATACGTCTTTTCCACCGCCTCCCCCGCCATGTGGAACAGGACAAGCCCTTACCTCGACGATCTCCCCGGCTTTCGGCTTGTGCTCAGCCCATATCTTTTTTGGGATGACTTTCCCGTTGATGAAAACAACGGCATAACGGAGCTTCGTTATATCCGGTTGGGCATATAAGACCATGTCCTTGACGGTCGTTCCCTCGGCAAATTCAAGCCTGCTCCGCGCCGACTTGAACGGATGAACGACTGCCGTCATTTTTATTTTTTCAGGCATTCCGCACCTTCAATCGGTAAATTCCCTCAACCCGCTTCTTCCATTTCGCGCTGTTTATCCGCTCGATGACCGTGTTGATTTTTTTCTCGCAATGGATAAATCTGTTTTTATCGAGCATGACCCCCAGATGTGTCTCGGTATCTCCGAACCGGAAAAGCACGATGTCAAGCGCCTTGAAATCATTGACTTTATCCCAGTATTGTTTTTGCGACAGAATAATATCATTGATGACGCGTCTTGACGCCTTCGTGTCCCCGGCATTGACATAATCATCCAGAAAAAGAGGCAATTCAATCCCCAGGACATCACGATAGCAAAGGTAGGCCACGCCGTAACAGTCCCAGAAAGAATAACTGCGCCCTTTGTCTTTGAACTTTACCCGAAGAGCATTATAAACAAACTCTTTCAGCGTCATAAAATCCCCTTGAAAATTGATGGTGAAAATTTAAGTGAAGGATACTCTTCCCTCGTCAAATCCTCAAATTCCAAATCTGCGGTAACGGTCATTACGTTGTATTTTACGTTGTTCAACCTCATCCCGACAAATTGCGCCTCAACGATGTCCGGCGTATCCTGCCTGATGACAGCGATCGTTACGCTGGGCGGCGTTGATATTGACCTGATGGCAATACCTATCTCGCGCGATACGTTGCTGATGGCGAGCTTTGCCGAAGGCTGGGAATCTTCTTTTGAATCGGGGAGGGTTATCTCAAAGGGGAAAGCGAGATACTCGATATCGTTTGAGGTAATAGCCTTTTTGTTGTTAACCACACATATATTTTCAGAAAGCGACGGATGGCTTATAGTAAGCAGAATGAGAGGTAAATCTCCCTCGTTCGAGAAAGCGTCTTGTTTTAATTCATCCGAGATATCGCTCATGGTTGGATTTCAAGCTCAAAAGATGCCTGATATAATCTCTCATCGGTGTTTGTTGCCGGTTTAATACACTTCCATTCCGGCTTATTCTTAAACCGGATTGTTACCGCTTCCTCGGTGAAAGGATGAATCCAAGTGAACGACAACGAACCCTGTCTGATCGTCGTCCTGAAAAAAGTATAGAACGTCTCCAGCTGGGCGCCGGTCAGCACCATTGAACCTTTGACGGTCTGGGTGATCGCCGTGAACCTGTTACGGACTGACGCGGGGCCAGCGTCCATGTCCGTTATCGCCCGGCTTTCGTCATCCTGAGCGGACGAGTCAGCAGAAAGTCTTTGGGGTAATTCGGCAGGCCAAGTGTCCATTGATTACTCCTTTCTTTTATTTGACAAAATCGGAGAAATATGCTATATTCTGCGTGAAATGGCTCCTACAAGTGAAACCTTGTTCAACGCACTTGTTACAATTGCCATTGTCGTCTGTCTTTATTTTCTCCCCTATTTTGTCGCCAAAAATCGCAAGCATGTTAATACAACAGCCATCGGCGTATTAAATCTGTTGCTTGGTTGGACTATCATAGGCTGGGTTATCGCCCTTGTCTGGGCCTCCACAGCAAATATAGAAAAGGATGCCAAACCATGAGAATCAAACTCTTCTATCATTTCCTTACAAAAGGGAAGTTGCTCTCTAATAAATTTTTATCTATCGTTTTCCCACTCGTATTTATAAATCGCAATTCGACAACATACCGATCTTCAAGCAATATTTTCTTTTCTAATCCATTCAAGAGG